AGTTGTTATACTCCCACTACCACCACCGCCACTAATAGTGTCCCAATCAGTAGCATCCTGAGCTATGAACATTACATTAGTGCCACTTTCTAAAGAATAAGCGGTATTAACACCAGCGGCATCTATATTATCTCCGGTTGCAGGAAATACATCAGCATCCTCAGCCCCGTTATTAGATACTACTACAACTTTACCAGCAGTAGCTGTAGGTAAAGTAACGGCATCACCAGCATTAGCACAAGTAGCTATTTCATATAAATATGTGGTAATAGGGTTATCACCTTGACTACTATTGGTATTAGCTGTATTACCTACAGAAACAGCGTAAGCCGGAACACCTGATATAATGTTACCGTTTAGATCAAGATTGCCACCTAACTGGGGTGATGTATCTTCCGAAACGTTTGCTAATTGAGTACCAGCCGCCAGAGTTACATCTGAGTCAGGCATCGTGACTGTGCGAGTCGTGCTAGTTGAAATTCCAGATGCTTCAAAAGCAATTTGTTTAGTTGCATCACTATTATCTTGAATCCTGAACGTGGCATCCGATGGAGTGCTTGACCCAGCGGCCCCGGTATCACCCGTGCGAAAAAAACTTACCGAACTAGCGTCTGTATTGGAGAATGACCCTGCACCTGTTACATATGAGACAGGAATTTTTGAATAAGTTGTGGCTGAAGTTACCGCCCCCGTGACATTGTAAAGTGCAAATATAGCAGGGTCAGCTTGCTGAACAACTTTGACCGTACCTCTAAGGGCTGTCGTAGTTGAGTCATCCCAACTATCAACCCATGAATTAATTGATGCAGAATTAGCATCCACATCATCCATGTAGAGTACAGTCGCACTTGCCAATGTCCCATGATTAAACCAAACCTTGCCAGCACCTTGGTCGGTATCAGTGGTTGTGGATTCAAATGTCATATCCAACCCGGCATCTGATCCCCTTGCACCCGTTGAGCCTGTTGGCCCTGTGGCTCCAAGATTACCAGAGCGTGTCATCGAAATATAAAGAGTATCTGTGTTGCTGAATGATCCACCAGAAGCTACATGGGTAACGGGGACTTGAAGCCAACCCGTATTATCTGTAACCGCACCAGTGACCGCATACACGGCAAAAGTGGCTGGGGTTGACTGCTTCTTGATGGTGACGAAACCCTCATGAGATGTGTTGGTCCCATCATCTATGCTTGCTATAAAATCTGAAATATCGGGGTTCCCGCTATCGGCTGTCGTAGCATCAAACGCTAGATTTGTTACCGAGGCAACTGTGGCGTTATCAAAACGGATAGTACCCGCACCGGGGTCAGACATTGTGGTGCCAGTATTAAATGTGTATGACCAAGCAACCGCACTGGTCATATCTGACACATAAGACTGGGATGCAAAAGTACCCGCAGTATCAGGGAAAGTCCAAGTCCTCTCTGTACCCGTGGACACTGTTGCCATATCTAAGGTTACTTCCTTAGTGTTGTCAGCGTCATCCTGCAAAGTAAGGCTTGACCCGGATACAGCGGCTAATTCAAGATCACCGCTAGTGGAGGTAATGCTGTTGCCGTTGATAGTAATATTGTCAACTGCCAACGTGCTAAACGCACCTGTCCCCGTAGATGAAACACCTATATTGGTGCCATCTATGGTGCCACCATTAATATCAATGGTAGTTACCGTACCTAAATCAGCCCATGTAGAACCAGACGCTGTTGGGCTGGTACTGATTGTGGGGGAGGTTAATGTCTTGTTGGTTAATGTATCAGTTGTTGCTTTACCGACAAAGGTGTCAGTAGCATCTGGGAAGGTCCAAGTACGCTCAGTTGAGGTTGTCACAGTAGCCATGTCCAAGGTCACTTCCTTGGTATTATCAGCGTCATCCTGTAACGTAATATTTGATCCTGAAACTGCGGCTAATTGAAGGTCCCCACTGGTGGAAGTTAAAGAATTACCGTTTAAACTCAGGTTATCTACATTCCAAACATCTACCTTGGAACTCCCATCTACCACAACCCCTTTAGAGGCTGTTACCGTGCCACCCGTGACACCATCCAGAACATTAAGCTCTGTGTGGGTTGCAGTCATAGCCCCGGAGATATTGGGGAAATCTGTCTTGATAGCAGTCTTTATGTTTCTTATATGATTATCACCCTCAGACCTTGGATCAGTTCCGAGAGGATTAGCTGTAGCAAGATCACTTATGTGTGTTACAGTTTCTAAACCCATTTGTTACCTCTTATTGTAAGCCGTAATCAATAACGTATGTCCCGTTATCAGCACCAAACGCAATCTGAATATCCACCGATTCCATAGCACTGACATCCATAATAAAGTAACCCGTAGCACCGCTAAGAGCCGTGAGATCACCACTAGCCGCTAGTATAGGGTGTGAAGGGCTGGTGTAATCCCCAGAGGCACTTGCTATAGTTGCGTAGACCGTGTTCTCGTAATGAGGTTTAGCAAGAACAGCAAATTGGTCAATCGCTTGGGCTGATGCGGTTATCAAAACAAACAACTTATTATAATTTATTGTTTGCACCTCAAGGATGCTTGTTAAGACTTGATCTAAGGTGGCTGACGTAGCTGTGCCACTCGTAAAAGGTTTTATGCTAGGTGAATTAGGCATTTGTATCTCCGTTGTAAAATTAAGGGAGGGTATTAGGCCCCCTCCAAGGCGTTTAAAGCTATGCTATAGCACAACCTTGGTTTCCTACTACATACCATTCCCCTGCTGTAAACAACAGATGACAGGCATCCCCATCATCGGCAAAGGTAATCGTGGTGCCTTGGGCAAAGTTAGTTGGGGTAAGAGTCGCATCCCCGCTGGATTGATCCACGCATACAACATAAAGATGCTGTCCTTCAGCACCATCAGCCAAGGTCAAAGCATCGGCTGAATCCGTGGTAATCTCATGGATAGCACCAGTAATAGCTACCGCACCAGCCCCACTTGAGGTGGTTGTCTCTGGGGTCATAATGCCACCAACAAGACTCACCTTGCCTGTCCCGTTAGGGGTGATTGTTATATTACCATTAGTATCTGTTGAACTAATGTCATTACTGTTAATAGTAATATTGTCAACGTTCATGATGTCAAGCTTACTGGCACTATCAACAACAAGTGCCTTAGACGCAGTCACCGTACCAGCGGTTACACCAGTAGCTACGTTAAGCTCTGCCTGAGTTGCTGTCATTACCCCCGTGATATTAGGGAAGTCTGTCAACAACACAGTTTTTATATTTCTTACATGGTCATCACCCTCGCTGACTGGGTCAGTTGCAGTCGGGTTGGTTGCCACTAAATCATCTAAATGTGTTACGCTCTCTAAAGCCATTTCATTACGCCTTTAAGGTTAAGGATTATTACCTAATCACCCCATGTTGTCATTATGTCATTCCAGTTCTGCCTTGAATCAGCCCAGTACATCCCAAGATCAACGGTCCAGTCCGTCCACTTGTCGTTCCAATTATCTCCATCGGTTGTCCAAGTGGTCCCGACACTGTCCCAATATTCTACTTGTGTGACTCTCGTCCATTCTACACTAGCCATTAAATACCCACACTATCAGCCCTGATGGTTAATGCCCCCCCGCTGTGCCTGTCCTTGGCATCGGAAGTCATTATCGCATCTAAGGATTGGTTAAAATACAACCCCCACATCTTGGCTGATTCTGGGTCCTTTATAAATGGGTTAGCCTCTAACAAGGCACCATAGAGCAACAAGTCGGCATTATCTTCTAACAACCTGTTTGAACTATTACTCTCTGAAAGGTGTGGGAATTTTTTATAAAACAACATCTCAACCGTATAGACACCACCCGGCTTCGGGCCAAGACGTAGCTCGTCCCCAACCATAGTATAAAATCTGGGCCTACCCGTCCCCCCGCTCCACCGGGTGCCTATCTCTATCTCAAACCTCTCTGGGGTAAGATATTCAAGGTCACGGTTGGGGGTAGACATTATTGCTATGTGACGCATCTGCAAGTAATCAGTCGGAAGACCGTAATACTCTTGACCCGCCACTGTAGACATCTGTTGGCGTTGCTCCTGTGAACGTATCCTTAGATGCCGATTTATCCTGTCTTCTGCTAAACTGATAAATTCAGGTATCCTGTCCGTGAGGTCAGACCTGTCAAGCCAGTTTGAGACTGCTGTTTTTAAATTACTGTATGAGTCAATAGCCATCTATAACCTACATTCAATGGTACGCCAACATTTATTATCAGGGTCATTCAGCCACCTCTTAAACAACTTCCTATCCTGCCAAATACCCTTTTTCATTAGTTCATCAACCTTAATATTGGGGATGGTGGCTACCTTGGCAAAATCACCAAAACGGCCACTACCACTATTACGACTAACTGCGGAGGCTTTCCGGTCTGCCTTATTCCGGTTGGCAATCTCAGTCAAATCCTGTTCTGTTGCCAGAACAACACTGCCTGATGCCGTGTCCAACCAACCCGTTGTCTTAACCTGATTGAACCCCCAATCTTCGCTGATTTTAACTTCCGACATTACCCGTCCCTATAAAATGGTGATACACAGTGGCTAATACCACAAAACCCCACATCACCCAATTATATTTACACAAAAATTTCATACTCTTTACCCCCCACATAAATAAGGTAACTAACAGGGCGGGGCAACCTATTAAGCCACCCCACCCCCATTAGATTATAGAAGAGATGTATTGAGATCAGCAACCTTAGAGCTTGCCCCCTCATTACGACACTCAAGAGCGTACTCACTCAAAAGCAACCGCTTCTCAGCATCGCCCGTCTTAGCAAGTTCCCAAATCTTGAATGGTCTTAAATAAGCTACGGCCCACATGTCTTTCTGGATAATAGATATAGTACGATCACGGCTAAAACGTGAAGGTACAATCTTCAATTCACCAAAATCAGAAACATAAACATCAGATGCTCCGATGATAGATGCGGGTCCAACATTCGCTTGATCACGATAAATAGTAGCAATACCACTGAACTGGCTGGATACATTCTGCTTATTAACAGCACCTGTAATAGCACATTCAGGATCACCACCGGAGGTCCATGCTTCCTGCACGGCTTCCTTGAACATCGCTTCAGTCAAATCTCTGGCTGTCCCATCCGTCAGGTCCGCTGTGGCACTAGAATAACTATAGGAAGTCCCTTGGGAACCGTTGGTTTGAATCCAATGCTCCATACCACGGGTCTGACTTGCAGTAGTTCCGGTGCCGACAACCTGATTATTGTTCTGACACAATGCGGTTTCAATATCACGCTTTAGCTCTTTACCCTTCTTAGCGACCTGATAAGCAATTTCAGACTTTCGCCCTGCTTTCAAGGTAGACTCATGCGTTCCTGAGATAATCAGGGTTTTAGCACTGATCTGAGTTGAGTTACTAAGCCGGGTAGTTGCTGTGCTGGCATCAATACCAGCAGAATCATAATCCTCGCCCTCAAGCTGACTGTTATTAGCCGCTGAAGCCAAGCTGTCTGTTTGCCATTCATGCGTAGTTGTCGTAGCTTTAGTTCGCCCGATGTTACTCATGAATGGAGTTTCTGTTGGGCTGATATTATAAATCACATCGGTTAGGTCTTCCTTAATACCGATAGCCCCTGTTACATTAGTAAGATTACCCTGTACTCCAAAAGTATTTGCCTTTACTGACATTTCATTACTCCTTAAAAAACTTAAATGTGGTTACATCAACTCAAAGATAGCTGACGCTATATCTTCTGTGCGTCCACCTCTTGATTGTGCAACCTTCATTTTTGATTTGAATTTACCTGTAGCCTTATCTCTACTAGGCGTGTTTTTATTTCCACCCTTAACCACTCTAGGAACATTCTTGATTTTCTTTGGGTTGGAACTTTGAATCTTGTCATACAACCGTGCCTTATTTAGTATCAACAAGCTTCTATGGTCCGTCACCGCATCTAAATCTTCCTTGGAATACCCTACTGATCCAGCGTAAAGCTTTAATGCCTCACTAAGCTTTTCACGTTTTTCAGGCACCTTCCAATCCGGTAATCGTTCTCCTAAAAGTTCCATCTCCCTAGCAAGCAGTTCTTGGTGTTGCACCGCATGTTGTTGTTGAGCTTGGCTTGCAATTCTCTGTTGTTCTTGGGTGGCCCTTTGGTGTCTTGTTTCTATATCCCGCATTTCTTCCTTACGGGTCATATATCCAATTGGGTCATCCTCTTTCAACTGGTTCCAGTCTATATCCTCATACTGCTGGTATTGCTCACCCATTAACTGCTGAAACTGGTTAAGTGCCTGAGTGTACTGTTGGCGTTCTGCCTGAACCGCCTGTCGCTCTTGCTCAAACGCTCTCTTGTCTTCAGCCAACGTCTGCGTCTTTTGGGTGTAATCAGCACCCTTTTGATAGCCACTTTTAAGTTCTTCAAGGTCTACCTGTACCTGCTTACCCTTAACATTCAGGGTGTAGGTTGGTACCTCTACTTCGTACTCATCGGATTCTTCCCCCAATTCATCATCGGAAGTTTCATCCTCTGGCTGTCCTTCTTCGTGTGATTCCTGCTCTTCCCCCTCCGGTTCCTTTGCGTGGTCCCTGTCCTGAGAGGGTATATACTCATCTGGCTCTTCCAAGATGCCTTTTTTAACAATGGCTTCAGCCGCATCTGCACTGCTGTTGAACTCTTCTTGCGGGGTATCAACAACGGCTACATCACCACTGCCGACTTCCCCTTGGGGATTAGTCTCAGTCATCTTTTTTCTCCAAAATGTACGATTTTACTTGACACGCCCCAAAATCGGGGTTATCGTAAAAAAGATTGATCAAAAAGTTATTAAAAAAAAGGCTTTGAGGCCTCTCCTCAAACTCCACTCAAAATCAATGGTTAAAATCAGCTAGTTTCTGAAGTAATTGCAACAGCCGCTTGAGATTGACCCCAGATATACCATGTGGTCCCATCACAAATAGTTGTAAACATATCACCCTGTTTAGCTGTCGTAGCAAATGAAACAACATCATCTGCTGAACCATCAAAAATTCCACTGTGTGCCGTACCGTCAGCCGCAGTAGAAAGACTACCTGCTAGAAATTCACCTGATCCATGCCAAGTTACAGTACATGCAGTCGTAGTATTGTCCTCGTTCAAAATAAACGTGTAATTTAATCCTGCTTCTGGGGCAGATGGCATTGTAATATCAATCCCAGTCTTGCCAACAAATATAATCTTACCAGAATCATTAACGGTCAAAGTTGTATCCGCTGTAATTGTTTCTACTGCTAGTTTACGAGGCTGAAACCTCTCACTAACAACCATCTGATTGTATCGTCCACCACCACTCATAATTTCTCCTTAGTCTATTACTAGACTTGTTTAGAATCCCCTTTAGGGGTAATTAACTTATTTTGCGTACATATTTGGGCTTTTAGATGACCCACCCGCTGAACGCCCCGCTTGACACATAGACCGTGATTGGTCCTTGTTGCCAGAGCTTTCACCCTTGCTACCCTGCTTGAGTGTCGATTGCCCACTACCACTATCCTTGTAGTGTGCATTTACAGGAGTCGGGTACCCCTTCTTGTTCCTAGAATAATCCACCTTGTTCCCCCATTTCTTTTAGTTGCTGTTTCGCCAGCTTACCCGTATCGACATAACTATTGATATGCCCCACAACGGTATCCAGCGTCTTATACATCATCCATATCTTCTCACGCTCAACGGAATTCTCAACAGAGGTTTGTTCCCACGCTTTAAGATATGTGTCCTTTAGGTAATTGATTGTTTCGGTTAGTACAGGATCATTTAATAAATCCTCCGCACTCCGTCCCTGTTTTATTTCCTTACCTAATGTTTCATCATTCATATATTACCTTATATTTAGGTTTTACGCTTGAGTGGGTTTTATTAGGAATAACCCTCGCCCTAAACTGTCTATCTAAAATAATAGCCTTCTGTGTTGCATGGTGGAGGGCTGTCATTTCACGACTAATCCGTCCCGATAGTGACGTTCCTTGCCTGTTCCTTTTCAAGTTCCAACTCCTCAATCTTAAGTTGGTGTTCTGCGGCTTCCATCTGCATCTCCGCCATTAGCTTCTCTTTCTCAAACTTGATCTTCTCAATTTCAATCTGGGCTTTAGCCGCTTCAAGTTGGTTCTGTTCCTGCTCTGCTTGGAGTTCTGCTTGCAACTTAGCAACCTCAACTTGGTTCTTCTGCTCGTCCCTTGCGTAATCAGCTTGGACACGGGTCATCTCTAATCCTTGACGCTCCTTGTCCATCTGCATTGAAAGCTGTGATTTCTGCATGTCCAACTGCATTTTTTGGGTATCAGTCTGGGCCTTCATTTGGGCCTTCTTGATCTCAATTTGGGACTTCATTTTTTCTGCTTCAAGTATTGGGTCTGGTTGCGGTGGCTGTGGAGGAGTGGTATCAGGGTTACTTATAAACTTCTCCTTGTTCTTATACCCCATACTACCAAGTGCCTCACCCACCATATTAAATACATTCTTCGGGCTGACCATGTGTTTAAATTCAGGGTCCTGCCTTATAGCTATATAGTTCTGGGCCAACAGGGACATGTGTTGTATGGCTTGATCCCTGTTTCCATGACCCAACCCAACACTAACCGACACGTTAACATTCCCCTTCCATTGTGTAGGATCAACAGGAACCCACTTGTTTCTGAGCTTAATAACATCCTCTCTGTCTTGATGCTTTAATACCAACCCATACACCTTGTTGAACATATCCTTAATGCCAGTTTCAGCAAAGTTACGGACCATCAACTCCAACCTAGCGTTAGCCGCATCCATCTGGGCATTAGCTGGGCCAGCTTTAGCGTTATTCAATACATCCGGGTCAATACCCGTCCTGAACTTGGATATGCCTGTCCTGCCATCCCTGATGCTATCTATGTACCCTAAAAGTTCAAAACTACCGTTAGGTAATGGCGGTGTATCCAACCGTGTTACAGCGTTTGGGGTCTTAACCCTGATTACGCCACCCGGTCTTGAAGTCAATAAGTCATCAAGGTTTGCCTGACCCTCTAACATGGTAAACCGGCCGTTGTTCAGGTTATAAATGTTGTCAAGAATGTTCCTGAGAATAGTTGACTTAATAACCTGAATGTCCATAGTCTTATCTGCAAGACCTAAACCGTAGTATTTATGAGGCACAGGTATGGGGCAGATAGAGGCAAACGGCTTTTCGTCAATAGGTATATTCTCTAATATATTATTAGATACCTTAGTTATCTTACGCAGTTCTGCATATCCGTCCCCATCCCAATCCACATTCAAATAACATTCTGTGAGCCAAACTTTCCTCCCTAAATGTTGGTTGTTAAATGAATTGTCATTACTATATGAATCATCAAAGTTATGTCTTGCTATAAATTCACTATCCCATTCCTGTTCATCATCACCCATCATTTCTTCTAATTCTGTAGCATCACGGTCTGGGTACATCTCTTTCAACTCACTGATACTAACCCTGACCCTATGCCCAACAAACTGTGCTTCATCCAAGGATTTAGCTCTCCGGCTGACCAACAACTCCTCTGGGGCAACAACTTCTATTCTTACTTCCCCCGGTTGTTTCACACGTTCCACAACAACATCATGGATGTTTATTTGGTTCGGTTGCCCATCCGGCCCCAGAATTTCCTCCTCAGTCTGGGTATGCTCCACAACCTCAACTTCATCGTCACTAACCAATTTTTGAAACGCAAAATCATCAAGCCCACTGTATTCCTCCCTCTCAACGTGTTCAGTGTCATCCCACCAAATCTTAGCCACGCCTGTCTTTTCCAAAAGGGCATCCTTAGCCATATCATGGATAATCCTGTACCCATCACAGCGTTTACTAAATATATAATTTACATAATCCGTGGCTTGTTCAGCCTCGTTCTCATCCTCTGGTCCGTTGGCCTCAAATTCACACAACTCATCATCTGCTGTGAACACCTTCATAATATGTGGCATAGCCCACTCCACAACCTCAAACACATCGTGGGATACTACTTGAGATCGACCTTCAACCTCATTACCAATATAATCCCCGTAGTAGAACTCCAACGCTCTCCTGCGTTGGTCACCTAATTCCCCATCATGGCGGCCCATCGCATTGTCCACTTCCCAATCCAACAGGGACTTTAACTCGTCCTCAGTAATTTTGTCTTCTTTACTACGATTTTTTCTTGCCATATTTCACAGTATTTTTTTTAGGTTTAAACAAATTTTTGATGGCGTTGTGGCCTTCCTCCACGGGGGTGAGATCGTTTGAAAAAATCAATCCCACCTTCTCCTCAAGGACTTTAACTTTTTCCTGTAATTCCTCGATATTTACCCTGTCTCTTATACTCATACACTCTCCCTTATTCTACCATTGTTGGTAGTTTTTTGCTGTTAGACCCATGATGGACTTCCCTATGGCAGTTGGCACATAACAATATACACTTCTCCCACTCCTTAACTATTCTAGCCCAAGACAAAGTCATACTACACTTCCTGATACTAAACTCCTTGTCTCTTAAATGGTGAAAATCATACACATGCGATGGATACACGTTAAGACACAAATAACACCTGCCACCGGACATCTCTATTAACTTATCTGATCTTTCCCTACATTTTTTCTTTCCATGCTTCCTATAGGCTTCCCTTCTTTTCTTGTTCTTGCATTTTTTACAGTGGGTGTCCCTGCCATCCCTGTTATCTCTTTTTACTGGGTAATCGCCTAATTGCTTTATCTCGTTACAGGCGTAACAAGCCTTCACACTATTCCCATCTTCGGGTATGCCAGTGGGGCGTTTGAGGTACTGTTAAAGTTCCCATAAGCAAACGTCAAGCAAAAGGCATCGGCTAAATCAGGAG